GCGGAGGAAGTATGGGAAGCGGTAGTCCAAGACCAAGAGACTATCCCTTCCTTATCAGCGAATCTTCAGAAGGTCGCAAGGACTAACGGAAGCAAGAAGTTAGTTCTTACGGGGAACCGTTCTTACAAAGTCGGTGCTCCGACGAGACGAGCCGGTCGTGGAGATTCGAATGACTTGGTTATGCTCGACGAGGTAAGAGAACATCGGGATTGGGAAACTTGGTCAGCTTCCGTCGCTTCGACAAATGCCAAGCCGAATGGTATGGTCATTTGCTTCAGTAACGCCGGCGATCCCGATTCAATCGTATTGCGACAGTTAAGGTCGCAAGCAATGGAAAAGATAAACGGAACAACGGCAAATGACTTCGGCGGAGACGTAGATGCAGATGCCTTGGGATGGTTCGAATGGTCTGCTCCTGATAAGGCAGAGACGGGAGACTTGGAAGCATTGGCACAAGCAAACCCTTCTCTCGGCTACGGCAGATTGACCGAACGAGCATTGCTGTCCAATAGAGACACATTTCCTGAAATGAAGTTCCGTTCAGAATGTATGTGTCAGCAAGTCGAGACAATCCTTCCTGAACCCTTCCCTGAAGGTGCTTGGAGGGGCGGTATCGATGAGAACTCATACATCAGGGAAGATTCCGACCTATGGTTCGGCATCGACCTATCACAAGACAGAAAATATACGACCATCGCCGTATGCGGACTCCGTGAAGATGGTAATTACCACGTCGAAGTCGTAGAACGGCGAATGGGAACGGAGTGGGCGGTTGATTGGTTCAGGCAACGTGCTCCGAAGTATGGATCTATGAAGTTAGCATATCAGGAACGAGGTGCTCCCGTATCGGGACTCGGCGAAATGATATGCACGATTTCAGGAGTCGAGAGACTCGCACAAGGTGGCCCCGACCTATCTTCAGGATGGGACAGATTCTACGATGCAATATCATCTTGTGCTCCTGACAATATGTCAGGCGGAATCAAGTGTTATCACTTGCCACAGCCCGTCCTCGATGCTCCAGGTCGTACTTGTCAAATGAGGAATCTCGGCGGAGGAATAATGCTTCCTAACCGGTTGAAGAGTCCTGACGACATAGCACCTTTAATGGCTTGTGCTATGGCATTCGCTTCGGCGACTCAAATTAACAAGAAAGAGAAGAAGGTCTACCAATCGGCATATGCTGAAGGTTCGTCTGTCTTCTTCGTCTAAAAATAAAGGGAGGTATCGAAAAGATGCCAAGCATAATGGAAAGATGGCGATTGATGAGAAGACCATCCGTTATTAACGTGACGGTCTCGGGCGATGCCTCTACCCAAGTTCTCAATCTGAATGCCAAAGAGTTGTATCAGACTCAAGACAACCTTTCGGCGGTCGTTAATTTCCTCGCAAACTCCATCGCCCAATTACCTTTGAAGGTATACGAAAGGGACGGAGAGAACGAGAGAAGGAGAGACCGAGAATCGGTAGCATCAAGGCTTCTTTGGAGACCTAATGCAGACCAAACGGAGTTCGAGTTCATCCGAGCATTGATGATTGAATACTTCGTAATCGGTTCTGCTTATGTATGGGTGCTTCCTGATGCTGACAGCGAGAGCGGTTATCAGCTTCGCCTACTTCCGACAGAGTGGATAATCAAGAGCGACGGCAACGGATATGCTCCTGATACGATTCGAGTTTGTGCAAGGAACGGCGGAACGGCATTCGATGTTCCGAAGGAAGAGTTTGTCCAGTTCAAGACCTACTCGGTAGGAAATCCGAGCGGATATTTGTCTCCCGTTTCTGCATTACGTCAGACTTTGACCGAGCAAGTAGAAGCAAGTAGGTTCAGAAGACAGTTATGGAAGTCTTCAGGCAGACTCAATGCTCAAATCATCAGACCGAAGGACGTAGCACCTTGGACGGACGAACAGAGAAAGAAGTTCGCTACGGCATTCAGGGAAAGTTGGTCAGGTAACGGAAGCAAGAGTGGATCTATCCCGATTATGGAAGACGGAATGGAGATTAAGCCGTTTCAGACTTCCTTCAAGGAGTCGGAATGGTCTAATTCCGTAAAACTTACCCGTGAATCTGTTTCGGCAGCTTACGGAGTAAACCCGTCTTTGATTTGGCATAGCGATACGCAGACCTACGCATCTTCCAAGGATAATGCGAGAGCATTGTACTCGGAATGCTTGGGACCTGTACTCCAAATGCTTCAGCAGAGAATTAACTCATTCCTGATTCCAAAGGTTGACGACAATCCCAACCTCTATGTCGAGTTCGACCTGACAGAGAAGTTAAAAGGTTCGTTCGAGGAAAGAGCAAGCATCTTGCAGACCTCGGTCGGTGCTCCTTGGCTTACAAGGAACGAAGCAAGAGCAGATATGAATCTTCCTCCGATTGAAGGCGGAGACGAACTTATCACTCCTCTTAACGTCGCAACCAACGGAGTTCCTTCTCCTGATGATTCCTATACCTATGAAGGAGTCGATAATCAGGCGAAGTCAATTATAAGGCTCTACAAGGGTTCTGAATGCTCTTGCAAGAACTGTAAGGATAACGAGGTCAGGATAAAGGGAAGAAGCGATGAGACGGACGATGAGAAGGTCACAGAGGTATTGCAGAAGTTCTTTGAACGTCAGATGCGTTCAGTTATCCCGAAGATAAATTCCGATAAGGAGTTTTGGGACGAAAAAAGATGGAATAAGGAACTTGCAGAAGACCTTTATCCAGTTCTTCAGGAAATCGGCGACAAGCACGGCAAGGAAGCATCGGAAGTCCTGAATTGGGAGTACGTTACCGAACTGACAGAGAACTATATAAAGAAAGTTGCTCAAGTCAGGGCGAAAAACATCAACAATCAGACTCTGATGCGTATCGAGAAAGACCTTGAAAGCGAAGAACCGGACGTTGAACACGTTTTCGAAGTCAGGAAGAACACGGCAGACACGATGGGAAGGTCAGTTGCCACGGCAATTGCTACTTGGTCGGTTGCTGAAGCGACTCATCAGGCTATTTCGGATGGTGCGCCAAGAGTTATCGGAAAGATTGTCGAGAAGGAGTGGGTTACGGGTGAAAACGCAAGACCTTCTCATCAGGCAATGAACGGCGAAAGAGTTCCGATTGATGCCGACTTCTCGAACGGACAGCATTTCCCAGGTGAAGACACGGGAGATCCCGACGAGAGTTGCGGTTGCAATTGCTCGACAGTAGTCATTATCAGTTCGAAGTAAGGAGGTGGCATCTTGATTCACGTTATCACGGGTGCTCCTTGCTCGGGCAAGAGTACATACATAAAGGAACATAAGAACGAAGGCGATTTAGTCATAGATTTTGACGAAATCGCTTTTTGTTTGGGTTCTCCGATGTATATGGCGGACGGAATCGTCAGGGAAGCATCACTTCAGGCGAGAAAGTCTGCAATAGAAGTCGCATTGGCAAATCCTGAATCGGAGAGTTGGATAATTCATACCTCCCCGACGGAACAGCAGATGGAAACATATGCCGAAGCCAAGGCAGAGATAATACGACTCGATACGGGTAAAGAAGAATGCTTGGCAAGAGCCGAGAGAGACGGAAGACCTCAATCGACTATTGACGGCATCGAGAAATACTTTTCTGAAGAGAAAGGAAATCATATGGAACATTTAACAAAGTCATTCAGCCTTAAAGCTGCCGACAATGGATCTATTTCAGGCTACTTCTCAACATATGAGAAGACACCTGATTCCTACGGCGACATTATCGAGAGCGGAGCATTCACAAAGACTCTCGAAAAGAGAAAGGAGAGCGGACACCCGTTCCCGTTATGCTTCAATCACGACTTCGACAAGATTATCGGAGTTGTTGATTCCGTAGAGGAGAAGGAGAATGGCCCCTTCATCGAAGCACATTTCCTTGATACGGAACTTGCTCAAGACGTAAGAAAGTTCGTTCAGAGCGGAGCGGTATATCAGTTCAGCTTTGCTTACGATGTCCTGAAGTCAAGAGAGCCTAACGCAGAAGAGAAGGCAAACGGAGTAATGAACGTACTTCAGGAAGTCGAAGTCTTCGAGGTTTCTGTCGTCACAGTTCCGGCTAATCAGAATGCGGTCGTTACTGATGTCAAGTCAGTAGAACCCGAGACCAAGTCAGGCAGAAGGAACAGAAAGTCTGACGAGGAAATCATTAAATCTTGTATCGAATCCTTGAAGTCCTTATTGGATGAAAAGGAAGACGATAAAACAGAGAACGAAGAAGCAAGCAACGAAGAGACTACTTCGGAAGCCAACGAGAAATCGGAGGAGCAGAAGGAGAATGGTAATTCCAAGCGAGCATCAGACCTTCTCGAAAAAATAAATCAGTTCAAAGGAGAAGAAGTATGACTCTTAAAGAACAGTTAACAGAGAAGAAGTCTGCTTTGGTCGAACTTGAACCTATGCTCAAGGCTGACGATGTCTCCGAAGAGACAATCAATCAGGGCGAGGTTCTCGTTAAGGAGATTGCAGACCTCGAAGCACAGATTGAGAAGTCCGAAAAGGCTTCAGCAATCCTTGGATCTATCGGCAAAGCCGAAAACACAAATACAGACATTACGGAGGGAAAGAAAATGTCAACAATGGACGAATTCACAACAAAGTGTGCAGAGATTACAGACAAGAAGTCTGGAGTAAGAACTCATTTCGAGAAGGCTTACAATTCAGTAGTAACAGCTCCGCAGATTGCAGACGTAGACCGTTCTATCGCACCCGTAGGAACAAGAGTTTCTGCATCTTCACTCTTCACAGAAGCACAGATTAGCGGTAACGCTATTACTTACTTCCTCGAAGGTGCTTTTGAGACAAACGGCGACATCACACCTACTTCACAGAATGGTAAGAAACCCCAGGTTTCTACTTCTTTCACGGGTACAACGCTCGCTCTTTCCAAGATTGCAGCTTGGCTGAAGGAAACAGACGAAATCCTCGCAGATGCTCCTTTCCTCGCTACCGAAGTTCAGAATACTCTTATGCACAATCTCGGTAAGGTTGAAGATGCTTACGTTATCAATGCTATCGGTTCAACAGTTGGCATCGGCGCAGAGACATACGATGGAACTAACGTAACATTCGCAGACGGAATCCTCGCTTCTATTATGAAGGTTAAGAACGATTCAGCTTACGATGCAAGCGTTGTTATCCTCAATCCTTCTGATGTTGTTGCTCTTATGACAGCAAAGGACAGCAACAAGCAGTATTACGGCGGTGGCTACTTCGTAGGCGCATATGGTAATGGATCTGTTGGCGTTCCTTCTTCCATTTGGGGTGTTCCGATTTTCGCTTCTTCCAAAGTTACTTCAGGTTCTGCTCTTATTTGTGCGAAGGAAGCTGTAAAGACTTGGAGAAAGGGCGGAATGGATGTTTCCATCGCCGCAGAGAACGAGGACGATTTCCTCTACAACAGAGTTACTCTCCGTGCAGAAGTTCGTCTCGCAACAGCCGTTGTAGACCTCAAGGGTGTAGTTCTCCTCGCATCAGAGGGTTCAGGTTCTTAATTGAACGAATGATTGAAAGGGAGACTTCGGTCTCCCTTCTTTCTTAATACTGAAGAAAGGAGGTTCGACACGATGAAGATTTACGTTGTTGATGGTCGTAAGGTTTGGTTGGACAAAGCACCCGAAGGGTACGAAGAACCCAAGAAACCTGAACCGGTTGTAAAGGTCGAGCCGAAGGCGGAAGAGCCGAAGCCGAAGGCAAAGGCAAAGAAGATTCCGCAGAACAAGTCAAGAAAGGAAGTTAAGAACAAATGATGCAGACTATTTGGGGTTATAAACTCACCACAGCCAATTCATTAACAGACTTCCTGACAGTTGCGGAGTTCAATACCTTTACGGGAAATAAATACGTCGGAGACGTAAGAATAGAACCCAACATTCATTCGGCGACGAGATCCATTCAGAACTATTGCGGTTGGCATATCTATCCCAACCTCGAATGCGAAATGGTATATCGAATTCTCGACCTCCGAGACAGTTTCATTGGCAGAGACCTTCTTATTCAGTTACCTTCGACCTTCGTAACGGAAGTTTCAAAGGTCTTGCTCGATGCAAAATTGGTCGGCGGAGAATGGGTAGGAACAGAGACAACAGATTTCACTATCGAAGAGTCAGGTCTGATTCGCATTTATGACGTAGACTTCTGCGACAGACGTTCGCAGATAAGAATCGTCTTCAAGTCAGGCATTGATTCAGAAAATATGAACGTACTGAAGGAGCTGACGGCACATCGTGTTACCCACGCTTTGGCAAGTTCCTATGGAATCTCGTCCGAGTCTGTCGGAGGTGTTTCCGTTTCCTATAATTCCGCTTGGTCGGGCAATACCCGTTCGACGGCATTACCTGATGATAACAAGGAGATTCTCGATACCTATCGGGTCAAGGGGGTGTATTGATATGCTTCCTACTTGGGCAAATCAGAGTATCGTCAGGGTAAGACCTGGAACGAAGGTTTCGAGAGGTTCTACTATTCCTGATTGGTCGCTCGACAAGATAGATAAGAAGACTATCACGGGTTGCTCCGTTCAGCCTTCTACTACTTCACTTTCACAAGACGGCAGAGTCCTTGGAATCTCCGATTCTTGGACGGCTTACGTTCCTGAAGGTAGCGACGTTCAATCAGGCGACCATATAGAGTTCGACGGCAATACTTTTGAAATCAACGGAGAGCCGAGGAAATGGACGGGGCCGTTTACAAGGTCTCATATCCAGTTGAACCTCGTTCGATGGGAGGGATAAGGTTATGGGTTCTATCCGACTTGAATTTATAGGCGAAGGATTTGGAGAGATTCTCCGTTCTGAAGGGACGAGGGATCTCGTTCAGCAAGTAACGGACGAAATCGGAAACAAAGCCAACGGCAACAATGTTCGGGGCGGAGAAGGATTCAGAACGTCCGTTGAACAATCGGGAAGATATAAGAACAGAAGATGGGTTGGATTCGTTTCAACCACAGACAAGAAGTCCGTTACGGCAGAGACCGAAGACGGAGCATTAACGAGGGCGATTCTATGAATATATTAAGGTCAATTGATGTTGAAGAAGAAATCAGGTTGGCTTTGAAGGACTACTTTACTGTATATGTCAGACCATTACCTGAAAACTTCGAAACTCCGTCGGTTCTTATCGAACTGATGGGAGGAACTTCGTTTAATACCATCGATACATTCACAGTTCGCTTTTCTGCAAGAGCGAAAGAAGATGCAGATGCTTTGGAACTTCTGCAAACCCTTCTTGGTGTTCTCAAATATCAGACCGAGCAACAGTTCGGGAAGCTCCGCTTCTCGGCTGAACAGAATCTGACGAGTTGGGGGAGCGATCCAATCCGTCCTGATTTGAAATTATGTACGGCAACCATTCAGGTAGTCGCTCATAAAGAATCGTTCACAATCGAAGAATCTTAATAAAGGAGAGATAACCATATGGCATCTAACACAGTTAATCTTGGTATCGGCTATTCGGGAATGATGTACATCGGTGATGTCGGAACGAGCCTTCCGGCGAGTCCGCTCGATACCCTTACGGGTTTCACGGAAGTTGGTGCAATCGATTCTGATGGTATTACAGTTTCCTTTGCAAAGGACTCTGAAGCAATCAGAGATTGGACAAAGGCAATCCGCAGATTGGCAGCTTCTGACGAGGGAGCAACAATTAAGGGCAAACTTCTTGAGACAACCAAGAAGGTCTTGGAGTGCATCTTCGGTGCAGACAATGTTACCTATACAAGCGCAACAGCATCTAACGGCAACATTACTTCTGTTACTGTCGCACCTGGAGTTTCCGCTTCACAGAAAGTCTTCTATTTCCTGATGAAAGACGGAGACGATATGATGGGCATCGGCGGTACGGGAATCTTGAGGGATCTTGACGACGTAGAGTTCGCACCTAACTCCGCTATCGAGTGGGGTTTC